AGAATGAGTTTTTGTGTGCCTTCATCTAAATTAAAAAATGCGGAAAATACGTTTTGAATCACTTGTGAAACTTGCTCAAAGATTGGCAACAATCCAGTGAGTAACGTTGCGCCAAGTTGTGCGAATGACTCCTTTGATGAATTTAATGCCTTGCGCAACCTAAATTCAGCGGATTGTGCGGTTGCATCGAATGCGGTTTGCGTCATTCCCATTGTATCATTCATCCGTTCAAAGATGCCACGATTCACCTCAACACCCGATCCCAATAAATCCAAAACACCTTTCAATGCACGAATGTTTGGGAATACAACTTGCGCAGCATCCGCATTATTATCAAATGCGGTTTTGAGTGTGTTCAATGTTTCCAACAAACCTTCATCCTTGATTTGTTGCTTCAATCCTGCGGATGATAATCCCATTGCATTCAATGCATCCTCCGCTTGTTGTGTTGGTTTGAGTAATCCCGAAAGTATTGCAGTCAATTGCGTTGCGCCAACTCGTGCATCCGTTCCCGTTCTACTCATTGCAGCAAATGCAGCACCAACCTCATTGAATGAAACACCCATATTTGATGCCACTGGTAACACCGCACCCATTGCACCCGCCAATTCGTTTGCTTCCAATTTACCTTCACGCACCGCAGCGGTTAATATATCCGTTGCTTGTGATGCGCCAAGTGTATCCGATCCGTATGCGTTCATTGCGGATGTTGCCAAATCTGCAATTGTTGCAGTTTCACCCAATCCAACCGCTGATGCTTTCAATGATGCCTCCAATGTTTGCATTGCCTCATCACCACGCAATCCCGCTGATGTAATAAAAAACAACGCTTCGGCTGCTTGTGAACTTGAAACACCAAATTCACGTGCCATTGCTTTTGCACTTGCACCCATACGATCAACCTCATCACCTGCAATTCCAACAAGGGATTTGACCTTTGTCATTGACTTGTCAAAATCCGTTGCCATTTTAATTGCAGCACCACCCGCAATTGCCAATGGCAATGCCAATCGTGTTTGCAATGATCTTCCAACTGCTTGTGTGCTTTTCCCGAATGATTTTAACCGCCCTGATGCGGTTTTTAGGGTTGCATTTAATTTGGATGCATCACCCAATAAGGTAACTCTCAATTCATTATTTGCCATCGGAATAATTTAGATGTAAAAATACAAAATATCTACATCTTATTATTTTGCTCAAATGTACTGGCTTTCACCTTTTCCATAAACGAATCATATTGTTCTTTTGTGGATTTTGGTTTGGCACGTTCCATTTTAGCATAAATATCCTGCGGGAGTTCAAATAATTTTTCGGGAGTAATCATTTGGGATTTTTTTTGTGCATTCACATTGTACACCATTGTTGCCAAATAGCGGATGCGTTCCCACTCCTTATTGTGGTTAATGTAATATGCCTCACCCAAAAGATGATTTTCTTTCCAAGTGTTGCGCCAAAAATTATCAGGATTGATTCCCACTTGACCGATGAAGTAATCCATCAGCGTATCCCAAGTGAGTTGCGTGTTGTTTACGCTTGTGTTTTTTTTTGTGGAGTTTTGGAATCGTTGCGTTTCACACCCATATTCAAATCATTTCCAAGCACTCGTGATTCCATCATTGCATTTACGATATCCTCCAATTTTTCCGCTTGTAAATCTTCAAGCCACATTCCAACCTTGAATTCGTTGTAGTCAATTTCATTTCCCTCCTCTTGATCGTTTGCAAGGATTGCGGAATAAATAAGCGCACGAATTGTGCCAAGTGAAATGCCCTCTGTAAATATATCCCCAATTTTATCAAGCGAAATGCCCAATGTATCAGTAAAGTTTGCCCAAAAGTTCATTGAAAAATGCAAAGTGCGCATTTTCCCGCCAAGTTTTATGGAATAATATCCCCGTTGTTTGTTTGCCATAGTAAAAAAATAAGTGAGCGCAATCCCCTCAAATTGCGCTCAATTGATTATGGTTTGTCTGATGCAGTAATTGTACCAGTCAATGTGATTGATCCTGAATATGAAACAGGTGATTCCATTTCCGCACTCTGTTCAAGTGATGAAAGGAAACCCTCCGCAGTGAAAATACGATCACCAGTTGTTTCAGTTCCAAAGATGCAAGTTAATTGAGTACGTGCCAAAAGAAAATCAGCTAATTCAGTAACGTTTGATGTATCATCATAAGTTACTAATCCATCAAATGAGATTTCACCGCTCATCACACCTGCGATCACTTCTTGAAATCCGCTTGAATCTTTTGTTGTTGCCTCTGGCAAATCAGTTGATAATGTTAATGAGCATGAAGTTGTATGCCCAAGATTTGTTCCCTCTACTGAAAGTACAAGGTTTGTTCCGTTAAATACACCCGTTGTTGGCATAGCTTTTTAATTTTTTAATTCTATACAAATATACTTATTTTTTTTATATGTAATCAATCCCGAAAAACGTATGCACACCATTATCAGTCAATGTGATTTCGTATTGTTCCCAATCTTCGGGTTGCGCTTCAATACCCTGCCAAAGCACATCAACGGAAAAGTTTTCCGCTAAAACTGCATCGGTTTCGATATTACCCTCATCATCATAAACGGGTTGCTCCACAATTGGATGATGTAATTTTACGATTACGTGATTGTGTGCGGGAAATGTTTCATCCAATTCCTCATCATATTGTGATGGCAAAGCATCAATCAAAGCATCCGCAGTTGCTTCATCAGGAAACTCGTATTTTTTAAATATATGGCTCATTTTATTTTTTATTTTATGGAGTTGTTATTTCAACCATTTCTGCATCTGTGAGTGCTTTATTCCACACAAATAATTCATCAGCGGGAATACGTTTTCCAGTATCTGCATTGTATCTAAATTGCCCAATCAAAATGGAATCAAAATCCCATGAAACCGCATCAAGTGATGAATTGTTAAATACTTCAATCCCATCAATAAAAATCACAACGTGAGTGCTTGAAATGTATTTTATCGCAATTTTTTTTACATCATCCAATTGTGTTGTGTAAGTAATAAAATTTTGCCTTTGCGTTGTATTCCTCCGTTCAAGTTGCAATTGAGTTGTTGAATAAAACTTCAAATTCAAATATCTAACTGCATCATTGTTTTTGGCAATTCCTGCAAAACTTTGTGTATTGAAACCTCCCGAATCGTATGCAGTGATGCGCCCTTTCCAATATAGTGTAATTGGATAATCACTTGCTAAATCCCCGAATGGTTGATTGTATGCGGAATCAACGTTGCGTGTAACTGATGAAAATGAGGTTGGGATGTAGCTTGACAAATAACTTGCACTACCACCTGATGCATTATCCTCTATCTGCGCACCCCATATATAAAATTGGTCGCCATTGTAATTTTTAACTCCAAAACCTATATTAGCATTTGCACCGCCTAAAGTTGATGTAATTTTTGCGGAAACTCTAAACCAATTATTTGGGTATTGTTCAATTTTTGCATCAGACATTGTACCACTTGTACTTGTAATTGATTTGTTTATTAAATCAAAAACAGCAGTTCCGCTTTGTGTGAAGTTTTGTATTGTGAAATCGTTACCATTTATATTTTTTACAAATATGGAAATATAATAAGTTGCAGTATATAAAAACACACCATCAAAAACATAACTTGTGCCTGTGCCATCTCCTGTGAGCAAATCAGCATTGTTAGTGCCATCAGGCGCAATGCTTTGATTTCCCGTTATTGTTGCCCTTGTCTTATTCCAACTTCCATTTGTAAAATCCTCACTATTTAAAAATAAATTACGCCTTGACTCCTCCAATAGCAATTCAGCGCATTCCGTTGGGTTTCCATCCGCATCCAATCGATAATTCAAACGAGGCACATTGTTGCCCATTGTTTCAATATAACCGCCTTTGTTGATGCGTGTGCCTGATCCACTTCGTGTGAATGTGAAATCGCCATCACCATCAGATGGTAAAACGGAATAAACTTTGTCCTCCGCATACGCTGCGGGAATCATTGCCAAATTTGCAGTATCCTTAACTCCCATTTATTTGGTTTTATCTTTTATCTTTTCAAAGCTTATAACTTTTTTAATAAAAGAATGTTTTTTAA